CCGGTTTATAAGCAACAATCTTCGATTGTTGAAAAAAAGGCCAACGCACATTAAAAATAAATATATATATTAGTGCCACTAACCAATTAAACACTTAAACATTATGGAAACAGAAACACTTTTAATCATTCTGGCGGTAGCAACTGGATGTTGGGAAGTAATCGCAAGAGCAGTACCAACAGTAAACAACTGGTCAGGAACAGCAATTATTCTTAAAGTTCTTAACTTTCTTAGCGAATTGCTTAACAGAAAAAAAGTTAAAAATGAACCTGATGAACAATAAAGAAAAATGGTCTTACAATACGGTCTCCTTCTTTATAGATGAAGAAACCGGAGAACAAATAGACAAGTCTCAACTTGGAGATGAATACACAAAATATGATGTTCTAGACGTACAATTAAGAACAGACTTTGAAAACAAAATCAAAACTATCATCAAAACAATAGCATGCAAAAAATTACCTGCTAAACAATTAAAATTAGATTTATGACAACTGAAGACAAAAACAAATCAGAAGCAAAAGAGTTATTTGAAAAAATTCCAATTGAAAACAGCCCTTTTGTTGTAATAAGACAATCAGATAACGGAAAATGCTTCGCAGTATTCGGAAAATACAAAATAACCGAAGATATGACTAATGTCGAAGAATGCATTAAAGTAGCAACAGAAATCACATGGGATAGGATGATACAAGTAATGACACTTGTAAATGACATGATGTCTGAAATTAATGAACTCAAACTAAAACTTATAAACAAATGAATACATCAATCGGAGGTGACCGCATAGGCAGCGGCAATAAAATGGACCTTTCATTTAAAAACTATGAAAGAAGTACACACGATCTATCATATTTATGGCGAAGCAGCATGTCAGCAGGGACACTTGTCCCATTTATGAACCTTGTTGCATTACCGGGTGATAACCTAAGAATTGAATTAAACACAGAAGTACTAACATTGCCTACAATCGGACCATTGTTCGGAAGCTTTAAAGTACAGTTAGACGTTTTCGAAGTCCCTATTAGACTGTACAACGCTAAACTTCACATGAATAAACTTGGCATAGGAATGGACATGGATAGTATATTCTTGCCACAATTTCCTGTATATGTAAATAATCACGCAGACCACGTTCACACCTATGAAGACAATGAACAAGTTAACTCAAGCTCTCTCATAAAATACCTCGGAATTTCAGGGATAGGAGCAATTAGCGGTTCAACTAATCCTGCATACAGATATTTTAATGCTGTCCCAATACTTGCATATTATGACATTTACAAGCAGTATTACAGTAACAAACAAGAAGGCGTAGGATACTACATAAGCGTAGGAAATTCAGACATTACCAAATCAATAACTCCAATATCTGCCGAATTAGTAAAACGTACAACTGGAATACACTATAATATATTCGACACTACTTCACCACAAACAGTAGCCACCGGAGATATTATATTTATACAGTTCCCAGATAACTGCCCTGGTTTATATCAAAACGGTCATCATGTACCTGTACACGACGATTCCACAGCTTCTAACTTTGCTGCTATATGCGATAATATAGTATGGCACTCTAGTACAAAAACACTACAAGGTACAATTAAATCCTCAGTAAATGGTAGCGTTGTATATATTGATAATTCATATCAGATAAACTACGGCACTGAAATACTCAATCTCATAGCTTTAAAAGAGTTCGATCTTGATGATATTGATACCACTAGAGATGCAATTTTAAGTCACCTTAGTGAAGACGCTTTCGTATTACAAGACACAGGTACTGATGTATGGGACTGGCTGTTTAATTCCGTCGGCACTGGTGCATCCTTGAGATATGCTAATAGTTTCAGCCAAAACGGATTAGCTGTTAAAACTTATCAAAGTGATCTATTTAACAACTGGATCAATACTGAATGGATTGACGGTGAAACAGGAGTTGCAGCACTCACAGCAGTAAACATAGCCGATGATAAATTCACTATTGACGCTCTCAACATTGCACAAAAAGTTTATGTAATGTTAAATAGAATTGCAGTTAGTGGTGGAACTTATGACGATTGGCTTGATGCTGTTTACACACACGAACGTGTTAAAGGAGTCGAAAGTCCTGTATATCACGGAAGTCTTATTAAAGAACTTGCATTCCAAGAAGTAATAAGCAATGCAAGCAGCCAAGACAGTAACGGAAACCCACAGCCATTAGGCCAACTTGCAGGAAAGGGTAAATTAACAGGAAAACATAAAGGAGGGTTAATAAACATCAAAGTTAATGAACCTTCAATTATTATGGGAATTGTCAGCTTGACACCAAGAATTGAATACAGCCAAGGCAACGACTGGTCAGTCAACTTAAAAACAATAAATGACCTTCACAAGCCTGCACTTGACGCAATAGGGTTTCAAGACCTAATAACAGAACAACTGCTTTGGTCAGACAGCACACTGAACAGCGCAACAGGCGCAGTAACAACCAAATCACTGGGTAAACAGCCTGCCTGGCTTAATTATATGACTGCTGTTAATAAAGTTTTCGGACATTTTGCCGAAAAGAACAACAGTATGTTTATGGTTTTAAATAGAAGATATGAGAAAGACACCGATGGATCACTTATTGACGGTACAACATACATTGATCCAAGTAAATTTAACCATATCTTCGCTGAAACCTCCTTAGATGCTCAAAACTTCTGGACACAGATAAGCTGCAACATCACAGCCAGAAGAAAAATGAGCGCAAAAGTTATACCTAATTTGTAATTACCGATCGTAATCGGGCCACTCTCTAAAGAGGCTAAGTAATCTTAGCACGGTTACTAAGGAGGAGTCGAGGGTGTGACGCTGAACGCAGACATAAGTCATTGTAATTAAAATTAGGTGTGACGCTGAACGCAGACATAAGTCATTGTAATTAAAATTAAAAATTAATTGATATGTACGCAAAACCACTTTATCAGAAAACTCTTATCAAATGTGACCGCACACTTGAAGGGGAGACAATCGAAAAGAAAGTTAAACGCTTAGTCGCTAACAAAGAACCGATTAAAGACGGCAGTCCGATTATCTATACAGATAAAAAAGATGGAGTTCAGCCACAATATAATGTCAGAACTGACAGGTTTGAACTTGCAGCCGAAGCAATGGACAAAGTCCACAGATCAAAAGAAGCAAGCAGCGACAACGTTGCCAAAGTAATAGATATTAAAGGCAAAAAAGAAGTCTCCAAACCTGAAAATGAAGTCGGGAAACCCGAGTCAACACCCGGCAAAGCTGAAGATAAATCGTCAGTCCAATAGGATTGGTACGCGTGTGTTCTTATATACCAAGATAAGGACACACGCTTTTTACAAAAAAGCGCGAAAAATAATTAACAAATTCAAAAATATGGCACTTAGTGAAGCAGCAGCTGCAACAATAGCAGCAGGAACAGCAGCAGCCGGTCAAATAGGATCAGGATTCCTAGGATTAATCGGACAAAAAAAACGTGAAAAACGTGCAATGCAAAACACACGTGAATTAATGGATATACAATTCAAACACCAAAAAGAATTAGATAAATACGGTCAACAATTACAATTAGAAACATGGGAAAAAACAAACTATCCGGCACAAATGGCAATGCTAAAAGAAGCCGGTTTAAATCCGGGCCTTATGTATGGACAGGCG